CCTATTGTTTGTTTCAAAGGACCACAGGGGGTCCACATTAGGCATGAGATTAATTAAGCGTACAGAGCAGGAAGCAAAGTCCGTGGGTGCCAGAATGATGATGTGGCACTGCAAACAAGGGACCGCGCTGGAAGCTATTATGCAAAGGCAAAACTATAACGTCCAAGACGTTATTTACAGTAAAGAGGTGTAGTTATGGCTGCAAACGGAGCGTTAATAGCGGCAACAGCAGGGATTGGCGCAGTTGGATTGATGTCACAGAAATCAGCCGCTAGAAGAGCCAGACAATCAGCCTCGTCTACAGCCCGATCGCAACAAGCCAGTGCAGATAAAGCTTTAGAAGAACAGAAAAGCTTTCACGCTGCAGAGCTTGCCGAGCAACGAAAATCATTTTCCCAACAGGGTGAAGCGTTTGCACAACAGGCTGGATTGCTATCTGAACAGAATTCTATCTACCAAGGCCAGCTTAGTTTGATGGGCGAGCAGTATGCCTCTCAGCAGGAGCAGTTTTCACAGGCTAGTGCTCGAGCAGCGGCCCAAGCGAAAGAGCAGGACGAACAATTAAACCGTGCCCGGCAGAAGCGACCTAACTCAGGCAAACTGCTATCGAAAGCACAGCAAGCCATCAAGGGTGGAGTCAAAGGCACCATGCTTACTGGCACCAAAGGAGTTGATAGTTCAAATCTATCATTAGGCAAATCAAGCTTGTTAGGATCTTAAATGCATACATCACATTCAAAGGGTGAATCAAAGCCCGGTGTCCCATTAAAATCTCGCATTCGTGAACGGTGGGCTGCACTTAAAAGTGAGCGCACTCCAAAAATAGATCAGTGGCGTGAGATAAGTAAATTTTTAATGCCAACAACTGGTCGGTTCTTGGTTAGTGATCGTAACAAAGGTGGCAAAAAGACTAACGCTATTTACGACAACACAGCTACTTACGCCCTAAGAATATTGGGTGCTGGAATGATGGCTGGAGCATCGAGCCCAGCTAGACAGTGGTTCAAGCTCGAGACAGCAGATCAAGATTTAAACAGACACGCGCCCGTCAAAATTTGGCTCGAGAGTGTGTCTCAGCTAATGATGACCATTTTCAATCGATCTAACACCTACCGCATGCTGCATAACTGTTATGAGGAGCTTGCCGGATACGGTACTTACGCAAACGTTATCCTTCCAAATTACGATACAGTCATCCATAACTATGGTTTGACAGCTGGTGAGTATTGTATAGCTACAGACCCGGAAGGAAAGGTTAACACCCTGTACCGGGAGTTCCAGAAGACGGTTGCTGAAGTTGTTCGAGAATTTGGCATTGAAAACGTATCCCGGCAGACTAGACTTTTGCACGAGAAGGGAACACTCCAAGCGCCAGTCAATATCCTGCATGCTATTGAGCCAAGGTTCGATCGGGACCCAACCAAGCTTGATAATAAGAATATGGCCTATGGGTCTTACTACATGGAGGAGGGTGCAGAGCAAGATCACGAGTGGTTACGAATTAGCGGTTTTAAGACATTTCCGTGCATGGTCCCGCGATGGTCTTCAAGTGGTGGTGATGTATATGGTAATAGCCCCGGTTCAGACACCATTGGTGATATCAAGCAGTTGATGCATCAGCAGCTACGCAAAGGCCAAGGAATTGATTACCAAACTAACCCACCATTGCAGGTGCCTGTTGGTGTATCTGCAGTTGATCGTCTCCCCGGGGGGATAACAAACACTACAGCAGCTGGCCCACAATCGACTATCAGAACAGCTTTTGATGTTAATTTAGATCTATCTCACCTAACGGCTGACATAAATGATGTGCGTCAGCGGATTAATCGGGGTTTCTACTCCGACTTATTCCTAATGTTGGCTAACGCCACGGACACCCGGATGACAGCAACCGAGGTAGCAGAGAGGCACGAGGAAAAACTATTGATGTTGGGCCCGGTAATGGAGCGCCTGCACAACGAAGCCCTCGAGCCACTAATCTCGGTCACTTTCGATGCAATGAGTAATGCGGGTATATTGCCTGATGCCCCCGAAGAGTTGAATGATATGGAGTTAAGTATTGTATTTGTTTCGATGCTTGCTCAAGCACAGCGAACCGTTGGCCTAAACTCGGTCGATCGATTGGTTAGCTCTATTGGTGTTGTCTCCCAAATCAAGCCAGAGGTAATGGATAAATTTAATGCAGATGCTTGGCTGGATGATTATTCGAGCACATTAGGCACAAGCCCTCGATTAATTAATTCTACTGATGATGCGATGAGGGTCCGACAGGCTCGGGCAGAAGCTCAACAGCAGCAACAACAGCTAGATGCCGCACAGCAAGCCGCTTCTGCGACTAAGGATTTAGGTGCTGCTGGATTGGGTGAACAATAGTGCGGACCCATGGTGAGTGGTTTGGGGTGTAAAGTATGAGTCAAGATGGTTTTGAAGGTGACACTCAGGAGTTTAGCGGTTTTGATCCTTACGGGTTTCAAGAGCAAAAGCTAACCGATGAGCAGATCCGGCTTAATACAGAGGCCAACCAGAGGCTGCTTAACGCAGACTTTCAGTGGTTTCTTAATGATCAGGCAGGTAGAAGAATTTTATGGTGGCTCTTGGCAAATGCCGGGACCAACAGATCTTGCTTCCACACCACGGCGATGATGATGGCTCGATTAGAGGGTCAACGTGATCAAGGCTTAATGCTTATGTCCAAGGTAATGGAAGTAGATCCAAGCAAATATACTTTAATGCTAAATGAGGCAACAGAAGATGACAGAAACAGCAAATAGTGCCGAGGCTCCAAATACCAACGAAAGTGGCGATGCTAGTGCTGGAAGTGCTGACACTCAAGATACGACTCTACTCGAGTCTAATACTGAGGAGTCAGAAGTAAGTGAGGAAACATCAACCGATGTTAAGGCTGAAGAGCAGTCTAAAGAAACTAAAGCTGAAATTGATACTGATGCGAAAGCTGAAGTAAAAACCGAAGCCGATGGCTCTGAAGACGAAACCAAAACAACCGATGGTCCCCCAGAAAAGTATGAGTTCTCCGCCCCGGAAGGTGTTGAGTATCACCCAGCTGTTTTGGAATCCTACGAAAAGGTTGCCCGGGATTCTGGTCTTAACCAAGCTGATGCACAGAAGATGTTAGATACCGTGGCTCCAGTTATTCAACAATCAAATGTTGAACAGCTTGAGGCTATGCACGAAGATTGGAAAAAGCAAACGACAGAGGACAAAGATATTGGCGGCGATAATCTCAAAGCAACTATCAATACTTCTCTGAAGGCTGTGGAAACTTTCGGTGATGATGACTTCCGTAATCTCCTCGAGGAAACTAACCTTGGTAGCCACCCTTCGGTGCTACGTTTTTTGAACAGGGTTGGACGAGCTACGAGCGAAGATGGTTTTGTAGGTGGTGGCGATCCTGCGGTCAATAATGTCCCAGTTAGCCAGCAGAGTAATGCCCAGATTGGCAAGAAACTGTATACAAACCCGACTTCTCAATAGCATAAACTTTTAAGTAAATTATTGGAGTCTTAACATGGCAACTTTATCAACAACAACTAAAACTCTAGCCGATTGGGCTAAAGAGATGGACCCGGATGGCAACGTAGCTGTTGTGGCGGAGCTTCTTTCTCAAACAAATGAAATCCTTATGGATTGTCAATTTCGGGAAGGCAACCTAGTCACTGGCGAACAAGCCACTGTACGAACTGGCCTACCTGATGTTTATTACCGGGCGCTTAATGAGCCAATTGCACCGAGCAAATCAACCTCTGTACAGATTACAGAAGCTTGCTCAATGCTAGAAGCTCGAAGCGAGGTCGACGTTAAGTTGGCTAATCTTGGTGGTAACCGTGAAGCGTCACGAGCGCAGGAAGCTCGAGCATTTATCGAAGCGATGAACCAAGAGCAGGCAAGCACATTGTTTTATGGCAACCCTTCAACAGACCCAAAGAAGCATTTAGGTTTGGCCCCTCGTTATTCTGATTTGTCAGCTGGTAATGCTGCCAATATTCTGGATGCTGGTGGAAGTGGCTCTGACAACCAATCTATCTACCTTGTAGTTTGGGGTGAAAACACTGTCTACTGTCCTTTTCCTCAAGGTTCTACAGCTGGTCTTGACCAGAAAGATCTTGGCGAGATGACTACTTTTGATACTGCCGGGAAGCGCATGCAAGTGTTTGCTGAAATGTATAACTGGGATTCTGGTTTGATGGTTAAAGATTGGCGCTATGTTGTTCGTATTGCGAACATCGATGTTAGTGATCTAAAAGCTAGAACAGGGACTCAAGCAATAGCTGCAGCTACTAATATTCTTGATCTTATGGATGACGCGATTACGCAAATTCCTAACATTAATATGGGTAAGTCATGCTTCTACTTGAACCGTGGAACAATGTCAGGTCTTCGTAAGATGGCCAAAGACACTGCATCCAGTGTGTTGGCGAATCAGGCAGGTTTGGATCAGTTTGGCCTACCTCATCGATGGACCGACTTTAACGGTGTACCCCTACGGCTATGTGATGCGCTTCTGAAAACAGAATCGCGTGTAACATAAACTTGAATCTTTGAACGTATAAATTACGGAGCAAAATTATGATTACTGATGACCTTTTACGTCTCTCAACGGCTCAAGCAGTTACTGCGTCAGCCGTGTCTGAGAACACTATCGATCTTGGGGTGACTCGAGATATTGGCGAAGGGAAACCTTTGTACATGCACTTCAATATTGACGAAAACTTTGCTACGGCAACGTCTGTCAACTTTGAAATTATCACTTCGGCTGCGGCAGCATTGACCAGCCCTACAGTGATTTCATCATCCGGCACAATAGTTATCGCTTTGCTGATTATCGGCAAGTCTATAGTTGTGCCAATACCCCCTCAACTAGCTTCGCTGGGTCAGCGATACTTGGGTGCTCGATACGTTATCACTGGTTCCAGTGCCACAGCTGGCAAAGTTACTACTGATATTGTTGAGACTGTTCAAGATGGCGAGAAGTTTCATGCTTCTGGCTTTGTAGTCTAGTTAAGATAATTAACTTTTAGAGGAAACACAAATGGCTGTATCAAAATCTAAAGCTAAGTCCAAGGCTGTGTCAAAACCCAAGGCTGCTGCAAAGCCCAAGGCTGCGAATAATAAGTACATCTGCACTGAGAAGTCATTTATTGACAATCAATTGTACGAAGCTGGAGACAAAGTAATCTATGACGGTCGACCCGGATCTAATCTGGTGAAAGCTGAAGATTACGAGCCGGGTGTTGCTGCAGCTGTTCAGGGTGCCACTCCCAAGAAAGCCAACTCTTCAGAAGAGTGGGTTGAAAAGGTGGCTCCTAAATAAATTTCTACTCTCCCTATTGGTATAGGTTTAATGGGGCTTAGGCGCAAGCTACGGCCCCATTTTTTTAAAGGTACATTGAGATGGCTAGTGAAGTTGAGATCTGTAATATAGCCTTATCGCATCTAGGTGATAGCGCGACTGTCTCGTCTATTGATCCACCTGAAGGATCTGCACAGGCCGAGCACTGCAAGACGTTCTACCCAATAGCACGTGATGCACTATTAGAATTATATGATTGGAAGTTTGCCTCGCGGAGATCCGCGATGGCGGCGATCGCCACTCATACCACAGCTTGGGATTATGTCTACGCCCCTCCAGCGGACATGCTGAAGGCCCGAGATCTTATTCCTGACGATACTACCGACGATAACATAATCTCGTATGTATCAACTTCAGCATACGCAACCGAGGTCTACCGAAGAACATCTGAGGTGGTGGTGCCGTATGATATGGAGACTCTAAGCAATGGCGATGAAGTCATTATGACTGATCTGCTGGATGCTATCGTTCGATACACCGTAAGAATTACCGACAGCACAAAATTTACACCGCTGTTTGTTCTATCACTTAGCCACTACTTAGCATCACTGCTGGCTGGCCCAATTATTAAAGGTGAGCCCGGAGCACAGCAAGCGAAGCAATCAGAAGCTATGGCCATTGCCATGGTGGAGACTGCGTTCGCATCAGACAAGAGTCAGGAGCGACTGAGCCCTGCTCATATTCCTTCATGGCTAAATGATCGATAATGGCATCTGTACGTTTACTTAAACAGTCATTTTCAGGTGGAGAGATGTCACCTGAGATGTTTGGCCGTGCCGACGATGTAAAGTTTCAGTCTGGCGCTGCTACTATTTTAAATTATAAGGTAAGACCACAAGGTCCAGCTGAGAATAGGGCTGGATTCAAGTTTGTCATTGAAACAAAGGTTTCAAGCAAGGAATCTACACTGCTACCGTTCACCTATTCCACCACACAAACGATGGTGATTGAGTTGGGTGAGGGTTATATTCGATTCCACACGGCTGGGGCCACACTGCTTGCAGGATCACCAGCTGCTTATAACAGCAGCACGGCCTATGTTATTGGGGGTCTTGTTTCAAGTTCCGGTACAAACTATTACTGCATAAAAGCAACTACAGGAAATGCGCCCGCAAACGCTACTTATTGGTATCCTCTACCAAGTACGGCTTACGAAATACCAAACGCTTACGCTGAAGCTGACCTATTTGATATTCATTATGTCCAATCAGCTGACATCCTTACTCTTGCCCACCCAAATTACCCAACAGCGGAGCTGAGAAGGTTTGGAGCTACGCAGTGGACATTAGTTGATATAGAGTTTGGTGAAAGAATAGCGGCCCCTAGTGCCCCAACGGTGGCTGTTGGTGGTGCTGCCGACTATACATATAAGTATGTAGTCACAGCAATTCACGCTGATGGAATCGGTGAATCTAAGGCATCATCTGCTGGGACCGATACTGGCAACATATTTACCACTGGGTCTATAGGCGCTATCAGCTGGAGCGCCGTCACGGCCGCTTCAAGGTACAGGGTCTACAAATTGCAGGGTGGAATATTCGGATATATTGGTGAGACGGAAACGACCGCTATGACCGATGACAATATTGCACCTGATCTGTCGATCACCCCGCCAATTTATGATGATGCACTGGCGGCAACTAACGAGTACCCGGGAGCTGTATCTTACTTTGAACAGCGTCGAGCTTTTGGTGGAACCGATACCGATCCACAGAAAATCTGGATGACCAAAGCTGGTACAGAGGCAGAGCTTGCCTTTTCATTGCCAACCAGAGATAGCGATCGAATTGCATTTAAAGTAGCTGCTCGAGAAGCAGACCGAATTCGACACATTGTTCCGATGAACGATCTACTACTGTTCACATCGTCGGTTGAATGGCGAGTGACATCCGTCAACTCAGACGCAATTACTCCAAATACAATATCCGTTCGACCTCAATCGTTTATTGGCGCGTCTAATGTTCAACCAGTTATTGTAAACAACTCGGTGATCTACTTCGCCGCGCGCGGTGGCCACGTTCGAGAGATGGGCTACAACGATACAGCCAGAGGTTACATTACTGGTGACCTTTGTTTGAGGGCTCCTCACCTATTTGATGGTTACGAGATATCCCAAGCTGCTTATCAGAAGGCTCCAGACCCTATCGTGTGGATGGTTTCCACATCTGGCTTACTTTTGGGTTTAACTTATGTTCCAGAGCAGCAGGTCGGCGCATTTCATAAGCATGACACCGTGAATGGTGCGTTTGAGTCTTGCTGTGTGGTCGCTGAAGGCACTGAGGATCATTTGTACGTGATTGTTAAGAGAACTATTAATGGGTCCATAGTGCGCTATATAGAACGCATGGACACCAGAAAGATCGATGATGTTAAGGATATGGTTTTATCTGATTCGTCTGCTACCTACGATGGTCGCAACACCGGGTCAGATAGGATGACTATTAGTGGTGGAACTCAGTGGAATAGAACAGAAACGCTAACCGTTACAGCATTACCAGCGGCCTTTGCTTACCCGGCTCTAACAGATATTGGTGACGTTATTGAATTCACGGGATCTGATGGTGGATTGTATCGATTCACTATTCAAGGGGTGACATCAACTACGGTGGTTACCGGGCAGATTGATAAAGCATTACCAGCTGAATTAAAAGGTGCAGCGTGGACCGATTGGTCATTTGCCAGAGATACGGTCACCGGGTTGACTTGGCTGGAGGGAGAGACGCTAAACATCCTCACTGATGGCGCTGTTCACCCCCAGAAGACCGTTTCTTCTGGATCAATTACATTAGACAGGCCATCCTCCGTGGTACAGGCGGGGCTCCCAGTAACAGCTGATATTGAGCTATTACCAGCAACCATTGGTTTACGGGATGGGTCGTTTGGTCAGGGCAGAACGAAGAATATCAATAAGGCTTGGGTTCGTGTAAGCGCATCATCTAGTCTATTTGTTGGTCCTAATGCTGATAATTTAATTGAGGCGAAGGTTAGAACTACTGAGCCATACGGCTCTCCGACAGCCCTTAAAACGGGAGAGATAGAAATTGTAGCGAAACCAGACTGGAACGATAATGGTAAACTATTGATTAGACAGACTAATCCATTGCCAGTATCAATTGTTGGTGTGACCTATGAAGTCGCAATTGGTGGATAGAATTATGGGGATTAATTAGATGGCTTCACTATTATCAGGTCCATTATTATCAGGTCCATTTTCGAGCGGCACCCCAGCTGGATGGGGGGGTGGAACATACGCGAGTGGGGCAACTGTTGGTGGATTTTCACCACTAGCTTCCTCTGGCGCATCCACCCTATCAAGCAGCACCCTAATGATGGGAGCCCAGATAGTATTCGGTATAGTTGGGGCACTATCCAAAGCATCAACTGCGTACAATTCAATTCAATTGGAGAACACTCGGGCACAGATTGCCAGTGAGCAAAGATCTTTTGATTTTAGTTCCAGTCAGTATGGCCGCAAGTTTAACTTGCAGCAGCAGGCACACCAGCTAACCACACAACAGTTCGACTTGAAGCTTGCACAGTTTGGTATGGAGTCTGACGCTATCAAATATGAGGCTCAGGCGTTGTCTGATGACTACTCAGCGTCTATGTCTGACATAAATGCGAGGCAGGCAGAGAAGGAAGCACAAAGTATTCTTGAGAGCGCAAATCAAGGCATTGGCTGGCTCACCGCTAAGGTAGGCCAAGAGAAAGAAGCATTTAAAACTCAAGCTGCTGCTCGGGGAGTTGTGCTTGGTGATGGTAGTACCGCAGAGGTGGTTGCCAGTATGGATTTGATTAAAGAGATGGATGCAATGACGATGAAGGTCAACGCTGTATATGCCTCCGGCCAGAAACGTGCTGAAGTGGTCCAATATCAGAACAATGCAGAATTTGCCAGAATGTCAGCTGATAGTTCAAGGTTGTCTGCACTTAACGCCAGATCCACATCAGGTGTTACTGGAGCCATGGGAGATATTGCTGGAAATTCAGCAGCTCAGATCAACGAAAGAAACTTAGGTATCGATCCAGACAAGCTGCCCGGGCACGTTACCTACGCACCACAGCGTAACCCTAAAGCTGCATCTACATCATCATTAATTGAAAGTGCCACTAATGTTGCATCATCGTGGTACACAAGGCGGCAAACCATTGAAAATATTAGTCGCGCAATCGCAGGGGCTTAGATTATGGCATTGATAGTTCCAAGTACGGTTGTTCAAGGCGGACGCTTTAAGTTTAGCGGCGCTAGTGGTGTACGTTCAGCTGAAGGATCAAGACCATCGTCGTTACTGTCTGGAGCTAATGTTGCTCCTCAAGCAGTCTCTACCATTCGCACTCCCGCACCAGAGCCCGGTAAATTCGATAATACTGTGCTTGGGACCGTTTCAGGGGTTGCAGATCAAGCTGGAAAGGTAGCTGTCTATGTACAGAACACGATAGACGAGGCCGTTGCTAAAGAAGCTGATAACAAGCTGGCTGATCAAATCCGTAATGTCATTATGAACCCTGAGAGCGGATATCTAACCACCAATGGTAAGGGTGCGTTAGATTCTCGAAAGGCTACAATTGAAAAATTAACCAAGGCCCAAGGCAATGTATCAGGGATATTACAGAATGACATGCAACGGGCGTTGTTCGACCGTGCAGCACGTGCTCGAATTAATGGCGCACTAGATCGAGTAGATTCTCATGCAATGCAGCAGGTTAAGGTCTACGAGCAGGCAGAATCAACCGCTAGAATTCAATCAACCCAGATAGATGCCGTTAATGCTTGGGGGTCGTGGAATGAGAAGGATGCCGAAGGTAAATCACATGGGTCATTCAACATGCATAAGAATGCCATGCTGGGTGAGATTTCATCGTACTTGGAGGGGCAAGGATTTAGACCGGGCACTCAAGCGTACAATGATGCCTATAAGGTCACGTCGACAACGGAGCTAACCAAGATCCACAGTAATGTTATTGAGAATATGGTCAGCAACAACCTGACTGGTCAGGCTATTGAGTATTACAAGGAGGCTAAAGATAATGGTGAGATTGATCCATCTGCGTATGACCGAATAGAAGGCTTCGTTGAAGCTGGCGGTGTTAGAGAAACTTCAGCCAGACTGGTGGCAAGCTTGAGCGATCTTCCGTTTCCCGATCAAATAGAGAAGATCAACGCTATGTTTGATGCGGACACAATCAATGCTGATACATATGATGCAGCGATTACCAGAGCAAACAATAATCAGTCGATTAAGAATAATATTGAGACGCTTGAGCAGAAAGATTACACCCAAAGAGTCAACGCTTGGGGGTTGGAAAACCCTTATGGGACGGTCTACGATATGCCGACAGAACTGTTTGCTGAGATGGAGCAGTATGAGGACGTTTCTAGATTCCAAAGCTTTTTGAATAACCAGAGGAGCCTTCAAGGGGAACCAACAAAGGATGGTCACAGGTGGTATATCGAAGCAATAGAGATGTCTAGGAATCGTGACACTCTTTATATAAATAAAGATGGTTATACCCTTACCCAGACAGAGTGGGAAGAAGAAGGCGAAGGCAAAATCTTTGGTGGCAATCCCATCAATTTTAGCGTGGACTTCAGACCCGGGAACTTCACTAAAACAACTGGCAGAAATGTTTTCTTGGATACGGATTACGAACTAAGCCGTGGAGATCTTGGTGCAGCGTTCACTGATGAACTAAAAAACCTTCAGATTGCCGAGAATAATAATGACATAGAAAAAACTGATTCTGAAGACCAATTCGCAGAGGGTATGAAGATTGTTAAAGACAAGCTGGTTGCTATCG